TTCCCGAATCAACACTTCCATTACTTACCCAACCTCTGACAAACTGACCTCGTAAATCAGGTAATCCAAAAGTAGATGATCCATCACCTATTCCAAATGATGTTCCTACCGTAGAGAACAAAGAAGCATAAGTTGATCTACTTACATTAGCTCCATTACATTCAAGGAAACCAGAAGGAGGAGTATTAGCGGCAAAAGATAATACAGTTCCTATTGGTACTCCTGCTGCTAAATCTCCCCAAATTGATCCGTTATACCCTTCAAAAGCAGTTGTAGATGTATTAAATCTAATATCCCCTGTAGCTGCTGTAGGTCTTTGTGCAGTTGTTCCAACTGGTAATTGTAAAGAACCATTTCCTGACATCACAATATCACCAGCAGATGTAACCGTTCCTGTAAAACTCGGTGAGGCTTTAGTAGCTAATCCAAGATTATTTGCATCTGTTAAATCTCCTAATGTAAGCCATCCATTGTTTGATCCATTTCTTATCTTTAAAAGATTATTAGCTGTATCAGCCCATATCTTATAAGCAACAGTTGTTGAAGGATCTGAAGAACCACTATTTGAAGATTGAATATCACCTAAAACGAGATTTAGTTCTGTTCTAAATGTAGAACCTACCTGATTAGCTAAATTAAAGTCTGATGTATTACTCATTTATGTGACCTCCTTTCCAAAACCTGATGCTGCCCATACAAATGATCTTGCAACTGCCGAACTTCCATTTTTAAATGTGACTTGAAAACCTGTCCTACTTATATTAGCAAGTTCATAAAAATCTCCTGTTTGTTGGTTTGTTGGAGTCACTACTACAGTTGGAGTTTGCTTAAATGGATTTGTGAAAGAAACAGTATATTGTGATGATCCAGTAGTTACTGGAGTTGAAATACTTTCTGTTCTTCCCTGTAATTCTAATTTAGCACCTAATTTACTTACAGCTATATTTTGGTTAGTGTCACTACTTGTTAATATTGTTTTAAATTCAAAAGCTCTTCCCGTTATTAAAACATTACTAAATTCTTTGTAAGAACTCCATGTAGGAGAACCAGAGGGATTATCATTTGTTGACCTTACATAAACGGCAGCATTACATTTTGTAGCTTCAGTAGCCCCACCAACTTGATCTATATAACCCCAAGAATCAATTAGATCAGTTCTATCATCCCATAAATTATTTAAGTTAAAACTAGATGCTTCTAATACTTTTTGTAAATTGACATCATAAGATTGAGTTAGGTCAATAGAATTTGCAAAAACATATTCACCAGAAGTAGCTACTGCATTGCTAGTAACAGAAAGAGTTAAAGCATCTAAAGTTGAATCATAAATTGTACTTGTTTTTGAACCTGTAAAGTTTGCAGTATGTTCATCGACTGATCCTACACTTAATCTTTCCGAAGGTGCAGGAAGATTAGTTGTAACTCTAGTATTATTCCAATCACTATCATTTGATCCAGGTGCAGGACTTTCTCTCCCTCCATCATCTTCAAATTTAATTAAATACGTTCCAGCTAATAATGGTACGATTTTTTGTGTTTGGTTTCCTGCTGCTGCGACAACAATTTCTTGTGCATCTTTCCATTGTGCATTTGTCGTTTTACTAGAATGTCTTATTAGGGTTTTTCCTCCCAACAACACATCAAGTTCTGTGGCACGATTCCAACTTAATATTGCACTTGTTTCATCTATAGGTAACAAACTAACACCACTAACATTTGATGGAGGAGCAGTTTTACCATTTGCTACGAAAAAATTACCATTACCTGTTACAAGTTTTGCAGGTTGTACAGACCTTAAACCAGAAGAACTGACACTAAATACTTCAATTTCATAATTACCAGCAATCGTATCTAAAATCTCAAAGCTTTTTGAATTTTCAACAGTTCTTGATGTGTAGTTACCATCTTGTAATCTAAAACGTATATAAACAGTATCCGAAGTTGTTGTCCAACTTACTATAATTTTTACTCTTGCAATTCCTGTATTTTCATAAATAATTTCTTCTCCTGTTACTAAAGTTGGAGCAGCAGGTGGAACATCTAAATTAGTTACATCTCTAACGGGTAAAGCTATACCACTTTCAATATGATTATATTTACCAACATTATATTCACTAGCAGTAATCGTATAATCAGTCCTATTTTGTTCTACTATTTCAAGGATTCTCCATGTTGACGTTAAAATATCATTAGTTTCATAAACCCAAACACTATTAACATTAGGTGCTGTAGAAAAATGTTGTCCTAAACTAAAAACTTTATTAGTAATCCCAGAAACAGTTTTACTTTCTATTGTTCCATCAGGTAATATTGCAGACAAAGTTGCTCCACTTTTTACAGTCAAACCTGTTGCATCATCTACTGTTACAGAATTGGTAGTAGCACTAGCAATACGACCTCCTCTTCTTTCTCCACTACGAACAGGATCAGCTATTTCAATAATTTGTCCGGGTCTTACAACTACTCCAGAATCAATAGAAACAGTAAATGAACATACTTCACGTTCCACATTACTCATATAGAGAAGCCATTTTGCTAATCGTGCAGCTTGACCTCTTGATGTACAGGCAAAAGCATTAATATTTTTAATTACTGAACCATATCGTGCTTGATTCGCAGTATCAATTTCCTCTACATAATTTACATCTCTTAATTCTAAATCCAAATATTTAGCTACGACTACTGTAGGTCTTTGTCTTTGACTTGCATTTGAATATGTAAAACCTGGTGGCATAACATTAGCAAGAGTAAACAAATAACTAGGATCTTTTGGTGAATCTTGAGATACAGTTAAACTTCCAGCTTGGTAATAAGGCATAGCTCTAAAAACAGAGCACATTTGATTAATTACGTTATAAGCTTCTTGTTGATTTTGAATAGAAACATTACAACTAAATCTAGGTTCTGTTTGACCTGTTCCTGTTCCATCATCTATTTGAGCACTTGCATATTGACTGGCAGCAAAAAAACTAAATTTATCTAAATCAGCTTCTACTAAATGATCTCCTAATCCATACCTAGAGCTAGTAAGTAAATCAAATAAGCACCACGCAGGATCATTTGTGAATTGTGCTGCCCCAAGCGTTCCATTAAATGTACCTGTATATTCCAAACTACCATCGGCACGAACAGTTGCGTTGTGTGGAATTTTTACTTTTATACCATTTATTAGATATTTTCTACTTGGTATCGAGCTAAATTGTTCCGCATCTACTTTTAAACCAACTAATGCTGAGTTTGGATACGTTAAATTATCGTATTTAATTTCAACATAACTATTAAATTGAAAAGCATTTGATAATTTACTTGAAGTACTATCTGGTGTTATACGAGTAACTTTAATATTGACAGGAAAAGCTCCAGTTAAATTTATTAAATAATCTCTTATATATGTATCAGGAGTTCTACCAGAAATTGTACCTTTATTATCAGAAACCACAGGTTGATATGAACCTCCCTGATATTGAACAGCAATTTGTAATTCTACTGACGTTCCAAAAATGTCTCCTTCATCACTTAATTTTTGTAAAGATGGAACAGTTATTTGAATTGAAACAGCATCTACATCTGAATCTGTAATTTGAATAATTTTTGGACTAGCTTTTAAGACAGTTGAGAATCCAGTAGATTTTGTTTGAGAAACATCTCTTGTAATCGGTATTGTTGTTTGATTTGATGTGCCAGTTCGTGCTTCAAAAGTAACATCCTTAAAATTAAATGACCCATCACTTGCTTGTAATGGAGTGTTATTTAAAAATATAGATTTAGCACCATCAACTAAACCACCTATTTCTCCCTCTCCAATAAGATCAAGAACTCTAGCAAACGATTTAGAATCTAAATTATCTTTAGCTTCTTGAGGTGAACCACCACCACCTCCTCCACCTTTGCCACCGAAACCGCCAGATCCAATAATTTTACTCATACTTCTACCTGCTCATTTTCAATATTAGCTGATACCGTAATTGATCCAGTAATAACTTGTCCATAAATAACAGGTACAGCTACACCAGCACGACTTGTATTTTGAATACCACTAAAGTTAAATGATAATCTAGGATCTTGTTCATTTTCTTCAATAGGCGGAACAGGAGTAAGCATTTGAGATAAACCACCTAAAGCTAAAGCTATACCAACATTTCCTACGACCGCTTGAAAAGCACCATATCCTTTAGCAGCAGAGAACCCACCAGGTCCCAAAAGTGCTCCTGGGAAAGCTATTGCTGCTCCAATCATAATTGTGCCTAAAATAAAACGACCTGTGCCTCTACCTCCTGCACCCCCAACAACAGGAATAATTTTTATTGTTTCAGGACCACTTGGGTAAGTTAATTCTTTTTCTCCCAACTCCCATGTGCCAACTGTTATTTTGTAATGTCTATCAGAAATATGTTTTTCAACTTTTGGAAAATTAACAAGCAGAAATTTTATTGCTTGTGCAGCAGTAGAAACCTCTGCTTCAAAAGTTTTTTGACCTACAAACTTTGCAAGTTCTCCGTATAGCTTAATTTTACGCAGCATAACGAATCCTTTTACCTGTGCATTTTAGCAACCATTCATCTAATAAATCACGACTTGATAATCTATTTTGCAAATGATGTAAAACGGTTTGCTCTCCTAAGTAAACACCAATATGATTTAAACCGCTACTACTTATTGACATTAATAATAAATCTCCTTTCTCTAAATCTTCTTCTTGTTTTAATTCTCTAAAACCTGTTTTCGCAAAACAATCTGCAAACATTGGATTTTTTATAAAATCTTCTGGATCATTTGGTCTTATCCAATCTATTAATTCTATACCTAATTCTTCTTTATACCAATCTCTACATAAACTCCAGCAATCATTAACACCCCATACCCATTTTCTTCCTATTAATGGTGCTTTATATCCGCAAGGTTCTAAAGATTCCCATACTTTTAAATCAGGTTGTACGATCCACCATTTAAGTCCTGACTTTTCACAAGCAACTTTATCAGCTTCACTTGGTTTTGGACTTGTGACAGGATGACTATGAATAATAGCTGTGATTTCTGCTTGATCTTCGACATTAGCATAATCATCTGGATCTAATATGAACTGATCTGTAGGGTCAACTGCTAAATTTTTACAAGGGAAATAAGTCTCTTTACCTTTTTTTACTGCTAACAAACCGCAAGATTCATTAGGCATCTCTTCTATAGCGTGTTTTAATGCTTTTTCCTTCCACATTATGTAAAGAATGATCCAACACCAGGAAAATCAGCAGGAAGAACTTGACGTTTTGGTAATCTAACTCCATCCAAATCAAAACTAGCAGCTAATTCAAATTCAACACCATCTCTGTTTTCTGCTGTTTTTCTGTCAATAAAATAAATTTCTGACGGGAATAAAGCTGTAGGATCTGCTGTTCCAAATGGATTTATACCTGATTCCATATCAATTACGCTATTATCCTCTTGTAAAATAAAACTGCCATCTTCTCCTAAAATATCTCCTCCTGCAAAATTATCATCATCAATAAAACGTCTTAATGTTCTTAATCTAGTAACTTTTGCACCTTCTAAACCTTGCGGTAAAGTTAATATCAATGTTGTAAATGTACCTAAAATATTACTAATTTTTAAACGTGGTCTTGGTAATGTTTTTGATTTAAATTCAAAGCCTGTTGCTTCAATAGGCATCTTTACATATTCATTATTATCAAAAATAACATTAGAATTATCATTAGTATTTACACCATTATGAAAATAAAAAATAGTGTTCGCTCCATGTATTGCTGTAATTAGTTCTAGTTGAAAAAGCTCAACAATATTACTAGGAGATATTTTTTGTAGTTCTGAAACTGGTACAGCCATTAAGGTTCAAATACTTGTTGAAATACCATTATTAAACTAGCTCTATTTAAAAAAGGTATTCTTTTTCTCCAACTTAAACAGATCCATTTATAAGCAACAGCACTACCTGGTGGTTGCCAATCAAAAGATTGACCATCTTCTGCTCTGGCTTCAAGAAAAGTTTCTATTGTATCTGATTCACTTTCACTTACATCAAAAGTTAAAGCCCAAACATAGGGTATGTTATTTAATCCAAATTTTATTCTGTGTTGGTAGCCATCATTAAATTGAGCAATATTTATTCTTGGTGATGTAGTTTTTTGAGAATTATAACTTGGTTGAATATTTGGAAAAGTAGCCATTAGCCTAATAAACCTCCAGGTCTTTTTTCTTTAATAAGTTCTGATTGAACTACTGCTCCTATTAATCTACCTAATTGTTCAGCGTTAGGCTCGTCACCTTCAGCAGAAGTACCAGAAGCATCTACATTGACAGAAACATTAACAGAACCACCAAGAGCATTATTAGGCGTAATCATTCCTGATACTCCTGGACTAAATAACTCAGGGCCACGTTCTCCTACTATATAAGAACTTCCACCTCTAACTGGACCACCATCTGCTCTTCGGCCTAAATTCCTTGAGCCAGCCATTCTTGCTCCTTGACTAGCCATTTCATTACCTGCATTATTTACTAAATTACCAAAATTAAACATATCACTAAATAATCCTAAGAATCCTTTTTGTATCTGTGTTGCAGCCATTTTTGCAGCAGCATCAATGAAATGATCTGCAATACGATTTAACATACTTCTAAATGCCTCTTGTACTGTCATTGTTCCTTTTATTATTCCTTTGAATGATTCCTCAAATCCATCTCTTATAGAAACACTAAGATCAAGAATTTGACGCATTGGATTTAACATTTTTTTTAATTCTTCATCAGGTGCTTTAAATTCTTCAAGAAACTGTAAATTTTCTACATTCTTACTAAGTTCATCAACGAGTTTCTTAGCTCCTTCAACACTTAAATCAAATTCAGGAGGTAATTTGCTTAAGGCTTCTTTTAATTTATCCGTATCTTGAATCATCGGAATTAAAATTGCATCTAGTTCTTTTAACTTCTCTGCTAAAGGTTTACTTGTATCGTTTAAAATCGCTTGAATATCAGCATTTTCTTTTGCAAAAGTATTAATAACTTTTGTAAATTCTTCACTAAAAGTAGTTATATCTGCCAAAGGATTGGCAAATCTTAAAAATCCTGATACCTGTCCTAACCTTTTTACTCGTTTCAAATCCTCTTCAAATCTATCAGTAAATACATCAGCTTGTTTTGCTGCCAACAAAGAATTAACTATAAAATCATTTGCAGCTTCAGATCCCTCTTTACTTAATATTTTATATGCCTCGAACTCCTGTCCTAAAGTTAAGTTTTCACTTAGTTGCTGGATTCTTGTAAGAGTACTTGAAAAATCATTAAGACCAACAGTTGCGTCAAACAAATCTCTACTTCCAAATAATCTTGCTAAATCTAATCCTCCTACATCTGCAAATTTACTAAATTGTGCTACTAAACTAGTGGCCTCTTCTTTTGTAATATCTAAATCTCGTGCTAATTGTTTTATTTCTTTCCTTGAAATTTGAGTCACAGCTCCTGCGTTTTTAAGATCCTCATTTAAAGTTCTTACTGCTTTATTAAAATCTTTTACTTTTTGAATTTCAGCAGCAATAGCAGTAGCAAATATAGATGCAGCAAAACCGCCTCCAGGTGCTAATGCTCCTCCAATACCGCCAGCCAAACCACCAAGAACAGAACTTAAGCCACCAGCACCAAACAAAGCAGGGAAACCTCCTCCAATCAAAGCACTTCCAACTCCACCTTTAACTCTTCCCATCGCACCACCTGGGAAAGCAAAAGGTCCACCTGATGTTTGTCCTCTTTTACCAAAACCAGCTTTTTCAAAGCGATTTAATGGAGTTGCTGGACCAATTTGACCACCTGGAACTCCAAAACCTATCTCAGTAAAAGCAGCCCTTGTTGCTTGCTGACTAAGTATTGATGCCGTTTTTGTAGTTTGTTTAACATTTGCTTTTACTCCTTTTGATATTTCATCAGCAGCTTTACTAAAAGCTAAAAACCCATCACTTCTTGGAAAACTCGAAGCTGTTCCTGTAGCAGCAAAATTAGCTGCTCTTCTACCTATTATTCGATCTCTTATGGCTTGTTGTTCTGGAGTTCTAGTATTTAGTCTTAAATTTTTTAATAATCTTTCTCTTTCTTTGAGTTGTAAATTTTGTTCTTTTTCTACATTTACTAATGCTTGTGCTGCTCTTTTAAAACTAGAAGTACCTACTGCTGCTCTATCTAGTAATCTTCTAGCTCTTACAAGTTGCTTGTTGAAACTATTTATAGATACTGGCAAAACTTTATTCTGCTCTCTCGCCTGTTTATTAAATTCAGTTATTTCTTTTGTAGCTCCTCTTAATTCTTTACGAAGAGCAATTAACTTATTAGAATTTTTTAATGCAATAGCAATATCAACATTATATGCAGTCACTTTTATTAAAAATCTAAATTATTCTTATTCTACCTTTTAAATCCTTTTAAGGCACGACCTCGTTGTGCTTCTTCTTGTTGTTTTTTATATTCTTCATTTTCAAGCTCTGCAAAAGCAGCCCAACCTATCATCTCTTCAATAGTCAAAGTATTACATAATTCAGCTACAGTCTTATGTAACTGCTTTGCTAATGAAAATAAAAATTTCCAGTCATTATTAGCTTTTTAAATCGGCTTTAGCCTCTTTAACCTCCTTATCAGTTCCCACCGTAATCATCGCTATCTGTATTTCTTCAAGAATAGATGCTGAAACTTCTCTTCTTAATGAAGCCTTATCTCCATCTTGAAAAAGTCTTTTACCCTCTTCGTCCAATGCTTTTTCAATCATCATCTGCAAAGCATAATCATTAGTATCATCTGTTCCTGTTTTTTTGGAAATGGCTTCTCTCTCTGCAATAGTCAAAGGATGCCAATATACACTTAATTGAACTTCTCCATCTTTTACTACATCATGTTTGTAAAGTTGAGAAACTCCAAATTTGTTTCTTAAAAGATCAACTGCTCTAGTCATAAAATAAATATTGCTACTTTATTATACTAGGCGTTTGCTGAAAATTGACAAGATATAATACCAACAAAATGACTTCTATCTTCTATTTCTAGCATTGTAGGACCATTTATATCTTGAACTCTTGGTTTTACACTAAATGGATCTGCATAGTTAGAAGCATTTACTGAAGTAAGCCCATCAATAACAGATTCGCTAATAGCAGATAAAACAGAAGTCCCCTTAGACTTTGGAACGTAAACATTACATTGAACAACTCCTGAATAAAAATTTGTTGCTGCTCCTTGATTTTGTAATGTAGAAGAAGTGTAATTAATCATCATTACTACATATTTTTTAGTTTTTCCAGGGGTAACAAAAGTAACATTATCGTAAACAACAGACACAGTAGCGTCTGCTGCTACAACTGCATCTGTAACAGCTTTTTCAAAAGCTGCTCTTGTTTTAACTAAAGTCATAAGACATCTCCATAACCAATTCCAGAGCTTACACCTCCGAAACTTCCTGTTTCTTTACCTAATAAGAATAATTTACCTTTTTTCTCTTTCATGTTTTCTTTAATAATTTGACCCATACGACCTTGTACAAAATTTTGTATTTTACCTCCTTCTAAAGCATATGAAGCATATTTGACGGTATTACCAATAAAAACAGTTTTCTTAATATCAAATGTTCTATTGACTTTAAATCTTGGTTGTACTTTTGGATTTAAAGGTCTTTTACCTTTACTTTGTCTTTTTATTTCAGACCAAGGTTTAAATTTCAAAATATCATCTTTTGCTTTTGGTGGGGTATTTGCAACTTTCCAGCTAGACGCAAAAAATCCTGTATAAACTGGACTATGAGTTTCTGTTCCTAAACTTTTATGTGCTTCTCTTATAACAGTATTAAAATCACGATTAAGTTGTGCCTCAAGATCACCAACAACATCACTTTTTAAAAAATCTTTAGCCATCAAAAACGTACCAATATTGTAAAGAGATAAATCTGACCACCTTTCTTCGTATCAATATCATAAATTTTTGCAGTAACATTAGATCCTGCATAACTTAATGTAATTTCATCATCAAAATCCACTTGATTATTACCTATTAAATCAGGTGTAATATATAATTTCGCTTGTCTCATTTCTTTACCTTCATCTTCTTCTGATTTAATAAACTCAATTGGAACTTTTATATCAGCAAAAGTTGTATCAGTCGTTGTATATGCACCTGTACTTGTGTTATAACTTCCAGAAGTTTTCTTTGTATAAGTAATAGTTGTATCAAGAGAACTACCTAAATCAGCTACAACCTGTTTAGCCACACTTTTTAATAATGAATCTAATTGACCTGCCATTATCCTCTAACCACTCTCATTTGAAAAGCACCTGCACCGCCTAGCATATATGCTCCAAGATAACTTTGTAACCACGGGTAAACATCTAAAATATTATTAACAGAACCAGTTCCCTGACTATCAGTATTATATTTGACCTGTATATCTCCTAGTTTTACCTCAGAAAAATTACCATCTTTACCAGTAGTACCAGTTATAGCTCCAGTATCATTTGCTAATGCCCTTGCTAATTCAAACTGTGCATATTTAATATTCTGAGGAATTGTAGAACAAGCAAGCTCTACTCCATCAACCTGATAATTATTTCTTGGAAATTTTAATGCCTGTCCAGAATCACATCTATCTCCATAAAAAACTAAAGTATCAATCCATCTAGTTGCTGATATTAATGATCTTTTCTTTTGATCATCTGTTTTGTTAGTCCAAGTAGAAGAATCGGGAGAAGTATCAAAGTAGTCATTAGATTCAGAAAGAGTAACGTAACTATTAGCATTAGCTCCTTTTATTGTTGCGTCTATAGTGGCTGCCACGATCCAAAAAGTAATTTAGTTTTATTGTAGCGTAAAGAAAAAACCCCACCAATATTTGATGAGGTTTATTCATTACCGAAATAATACTACTAAGCAATATTAGAAGTATCAAGAGGTGAGTTAACAACTAAACGTACGATTGGAACTAAATCTGCATCGTATGTTAATGCCCACTTGTTACC